CTACCACTGCAATACACCCGTTGTTAAACTCCAGCGCGGACGGCAAAGGAAGAATAACGCTCCCCCCGCTAGCTGCGGCTGACATACTCACGACGAGTCGCGCACCTACGGTTGTTTGTGCGGCAGATGTAATCCCTGGGGCTTTAATCTGCGGTAGGGGGTCATAGAGTGACACCGTTGCGGCTGCGGCTGCAGGGTTTAGCGATATAGCTGTAACTAAACAGTTATTGGATGATACAGGGGCTGAAGCGGAGACTGTGAGGACTACCCCTCGGCTTGGTTCTTCTCTCATGTGATTCCTTTACTAAGACTAGGGGTTAAAGGGTTTTATAAATTGCGGGTACTTGGATCTATTCCTAATGGTGTCGACCATCTGTTTGAATAGTTCATTCAGATTCTGTTTGGCGAGAACAGCTGTGTCGGTGCCGTTAGTTAGGGATTCTTGGGTTTTTATCTTGTAGACAGCGTACATCTCTACTACCTGCCTAAACAAAGGGACCACGTTAGGGCTCATTGTGTCCCCTGCGTTAACTAAGGACTCTGGAAAGTAGACGTACTCGACTCGTAAACCAGCGGTTTGGTCGTAGTTAGGGACTGGACGTAACACAAGGTTATTTTCTCTAAAGTAATACGACGGGAAGTAGGAGTCGCTCCCCGCCGCGTTACCATTTGTGCTATAAGAATCGGATATCATATTAATATAAGGCAACACGACAAATTCGTTGGAGGAGGCTTTATACACTGCCTTAACCTCGAAACAGTCGGAAGGGAGGGAGACTGTCTCCACACCGTTAACAATGTCCAGGTCGGCAACCCTAGTCCACTGCCCTTCCATGTTCTGTACAACCTCCGCGAAGTAAATACGGATACCCTCATTCAAGCAATAAGTGATGTCAGCATCACTCCAGTTTGAGTTAGAGGCGTTTTTCTGGTTAATCATAAAACGCACCCCGGAGATTAGACTTCCGAGGGTAGGGTTGGACAGAGGTATTGCCATTACTTACCTGAGATTTCTTTTTTAAGCTTGTTGATCTCGTTTATACGCTCCTGAGCAGCGTCCTTACCTTTGCGATCATACTTAGCAACCAAACGCATAGCGTCTAGCTCGCCGTCCGTGATATAATGCTCTGGGTCACCGAGGTTTTTTACAGCCAGGTCGCGCTTTAGATGAATCTGGTTGTTCGCTATGATGTCACGCTTACCCCGGATGAAATTGTTAAGGGCAAGCGCACAAGCACTCGCTTCCTCTTCTTTGCGGGATGCTTTACGCGAGGACATCTCATCGGAGGTCAACTCTACGTCGCCGTCATCCTCTTCTTGGGAGGTTAAATCTGGTAGGACAGCTAATCCAGACTCTCGGCGCTCAGTTTGGATGAATTGAGCAATAGCATTGTTCCTAATGGTCTTTGCTTGGCCTGGCTTAAAAGTAAAATAAGTCCCAGCGACCTGGACGGTGACAGTTTCTTCAGTAGCGTTGATTACACGAGCCATAGATACGAACCTTTGTTGAGACGGTTAAGTCTAGTTACCCCTAGTCTGCTTCTTTAGCAGAATCCCAGTGTTGGGCGATGGCGTAGGGGTTTGCGCCACCTTTAATTTCGTCCATATAGGCACGGATTTCTTTTCTGAAGTAACGAACCATAGCGCGCTTCTCTTTAGCAGCACTTTCGCGTTCTCTTTCCATGCGGTCTCTAGTTCTTCTCTCAACCTCATCTTGATACTGTGTGGCGTTACCGTGCTGCCAGGTATCCATCTCTTTTAATTTACGGATAGCGTCGTAGTTCAAAAAAGCGCAGTCTAGGACGTGGTGGACTAGATCGTACTCTTTAGGGCCGACTTTAAAGAGGATATTACCCTCGTACTCGCATAGATCCAAAGCGGAGTTAAACATCGGCCGACGTCTAATTTCCCAGCAACCCCACCCCTGCATCTTTTCAGGGCTCCATTTCACATATAGGTAGGGGTCATTTAAATTAAATCGCATGGCTTCTTCGAAAGGCTTAATGGATACGTCTAGGACGTGCCCTTTAATTAGCTTTCCGGTTGGGTCCATGCTTAACTTCATTTCTTCATGTTCTCCGCTACGTTAGCGACTGCGCGCATACCCATAAAACTACCGCCGACCCATTTTATAACATCTACCAGCTCCGGTGTGAGCTTCCCAAAAACAGACGCTGCCACCGCTATTAAGAGGATGGCTGCTAACCCTGACATTGTCTTTGATTCTAAATGGTTCTTCATAATGTCAAGGTCTACACCTATATAATGTTAAATTGCGACACTAAGTAGTGGATGCGCTTGTTTTTATAGGGTAACTGTGGTCGTAGAGGCGTTTAGTAGGATAGAATAGCCCATATCTCCTCAAGGGGTTAAAGGGGCAGCAAGTAATACCTGCCACCCCCCTAACTGTTAAATTAAGCTACGCCAGCGGGTGAACCGAGATTCACGATCTTGCCGTGTGCGTTACGCTTGTCAGAACCGAAGTTCGAGTAGTGTCTCCAGTAAGCTTGGAACACATCGAAATTGGCTTGGCGGGTGTAGATGTCAGACCCGTCATGGTTACCCATGTGCATGCCTTTAAGCTCATACTTCTGTATGTGCTTCTTGCAAAGGGCGTACACGGTCGATTGCTGACAGTCTTCATCCAAGAACAGGTCGATCCCGTTAAAGGACAACTTATCGTGTCCTGCGTCCATCGATTGTCCACTATAACGCTTCTGTGGGGTGACGATGTCAAGGTACTTACGTCGTTGCTTTTGGTGCATAATGAGCATGTCAGGAGACGCTCCACCGAGAATCTTCGTGTCGTCTAGGAGACGCTGAAGAAGATCCGAAGTTAGGTTAGCTGACGATGCATCAATCCGACGACCGCGCCAGATTAGGTTATCGAGGGCAGAGAGGCTCTCGAAAGTGGTGAGGTCGGTGCTGTCATCGATAATACCACGTAAACCCATCATCTCCTTGCCATCGGAAGGAGCTGAAACACGAATGCTCTCTTTAACGAGTTGATCCGTGGTGATAAGAGCAGCGCCCAGAGTCACAGCGCCGAGATAGGCGATGTTGTTGACCTTGTCTACTTGGGTGATCGTCTTGGAAGCGACAGTCCGGGTAGCGCCATTATAAATGTCGATAACCTGATTAGCGCGGAGGTACTGAGCAGAATCGACAGTGAAAGAGGTGGCGTTTGATGCCACGTTACCGCCGACAAGAGCCATAAGGCCGTTGCCGAGTCCGAAGAACTGGCGGTTTTCGTCTTTTAACAGACGCTCTTTTGCCTTTTCTAGGCCATCCACAACGGCAGAAACGAATGCTTCGTCATCTCCATCTGTAGACGCAGCCACAAGCCCAGAAAACTGGATAGGGGCCACGTTGATTTTAGGGGTGACTACGAACTGCTTATAGTTTTCAGACTGGATAGTGCGAAACTGCTCGGTCTCGTTGATAGCCCCAACCGCTTCGTTACCCCAATCGTTGATAGCTCCGTAGAAGCCAGCTCCGCCTGGGTTGAATTTGGTTGCAGAATTACCGATTTGATCGATAGCTTTATGTTCAAGGTTTTGTTGTTCAGTTAGTTTGCCGTAGACGCGCTTAAGCACGCCTGCGACTGAGGACGTATTAGTATCAGCCATTTTGTTTACCTATGTTTTGTTGTTATTAGCCGAGAGGGTCTCTCTCAGCTCTCATTTGTGTTACAATATCTTTGACAATACTTGCTTTGCGTTGTTGATCATTCGCAAAAGACTTGGGGGCTTGTCCTGGTGCTGCGGGCTTTCCTTTCGGTTGGGACGCAGGTCTTGACGCGGTGGCCTTCTTGTCCGCCGTGTATTTTTCCAGGTAAGCTTTTTCACGCGCTTCTATCATTTTGTTGAGCGGCTCGTAAACCTGTTTGTAGGCCTTTTCCACATCTTCCATGCTGCGGATTTTGCCTTGGCGATAGATTTGATCGAGCTGCGCTTGCATGAGGCCTTGAAGTTCCTGAGGAACCTTGTTGGTCTCATTAAGTGAGCTGATTTTACCTAAAGCGCTGTTCACAAATTGCTCTTCCCGAAAGGATGCAAGCTCCTGCTTAGCAGAAAGTGCTTGTTCCTCGAGGGCGCTCATGTAGCCTTGGAATTCAGGGTCGATCCCTTTAAGACGCTCTTGCATCTTAGAAGATATCTCCTTAAAGTCCGGACGCGTGTCCTTTGGTCTTTGTGCTGCTTCGAATTGCTTTTGCATCGATTGCAATTGCGCTTCTAGCTGGGCACGTGCTTGTCGTTCGGTATTGCGTTCCTCCATAACCTCTTTCCATCGAGGGTGTTCATGGAATGGAACTTCCTTTTGCGCTGCCGGTGCCTCTTCCTGGGCCTCCGGGGGAGACTCGATCTGATCCCCTGACGAGGGATCTTCGATTACGTCAGATTCTGTGGACTCGATCTCACTACCTTCATTCTCAAACATAGGTTCCTTTTACGTGCGATGGCGGGCACGAACCGTGGGCAAACCTAAACCCAGACAGATGAAAAGAGCGGAAACGTGGGTCCTGTCGTACCCCTAAGAAGGGTGATATAACCCCTTTCAGGGGTACACCAACCTTACGTCTAGCTTTGCGGTCTACGAGCGCGGTTACGTAGACTAGATTCAGGGAACCCCTAGAGGCTACCTGAAAATAAGTGGTTTGCCTTGGCGATCAACGAGAGCGGCGCTCTTCTGACTCGACACAAGGGCTTCTAACTCTTTATTGCGGGCCACAAGCTTCTGAAATCGCTTAGCGACCTCTTCTAGCTGACCTTTAGCCTTGCCCATCTCCTGTTGGTACACAGTGATATGTTTACGACACAGGGTTAAGGCATAATTGTTTAGTTCTACTAGGTCTAAATTGTTCTTATAGTGTTTGCACACCATCGAATAATCGATAAGGAAGGGAATACCTAGTTTTGCCATTTTCAAGCAAAATCCGATGTCTTCTCCCTCGATAGGTTGACGTGTAATAGGGTCATACTTAAATTCGAAGTAGGGGCGTTCTAACTTATCGAACACCTCTCGTTTAATGAAGAGGCAACCTGTGGCTGCGCCGTCAATGAATTCAACGCCCTCGTCTGGGACTGCGCAAGGAGCTAATCTAAGCTTCTCACCCGGTTGTTGGGCCATCTTCTTATACACAGTGTAGACAATTTGACGCTGGGACTCCCCGGGCTGCGCCATGAACACTGGATAAGGGGCTGCGGCGCACCGCCACATGTCTCCGTGCATGGTAACTAGGTCAAGGACGTGCTTAGGGGGACAGACGTCAGAGTCTAAGAACCACAAGATGTCACACTCAGTGGCGAGAAAGTCTTGTATGATTCCTTCGCGGGCTGCATCATGGAAAATACGCTGACAAAGCTGTTCTGGATAGACAAGCTCTATCTCGTCCTTATACCGTTCTTCTAGATCACGAAGGGTATACCCTTGGAAGTCGGACACGGTGCCATTACTAGGCAAGCCCATATACACTTTCCAGCGTTTTCCTGTCTTTGGATTCTTCATTATCTTGCTTCCTGTCCGGGTGGTATGTCTGCGTTCACAGCGGCTTCTTTCACACTAGCTGGAACACCCTTGCCGGATGGAGAAGATGAAGGGGTTCCCTCTTCCTGAGGGGGTTGGCCTGTCACCATAGATTGGAGCATCTTTTGTTGCTCTTTTTGGGCGATGGAGGTGTTGTGCTTCTCTACATGCGCCATATAGGCTTCTTGTACTGGACCTTCTAATTCCACCCACGCGGGCTCTTTCATCCTACGTTCGTGAATGTTAATATGGACCGCGTCATCATCACAGAGAAGGACGACAGGCTTCCTGTCTGGATTGAGCATGATATTGTCAAGACAGTCGTTTTCCCACTCTGCCCTCTTTTTATCGGGACCAATGTCGTTGTCGAATCCTACAATCCCCATTTGACGCTGGTACTCGGCGCGGTTCTCAGGGGAGTTAATCATGTCGATAGCACCCATCTGGGCCGCTTCTTGAAGACGCATCTGCTTCATGGCCTCAAGCTTAGGTACGTTTGATCCCGCCTCTACAATCACGTTGCAGTTATCTAGTAGATTGGCCCCTAGAAACTTATCAATCATGGCTTCGGAAAGGTCCTTATTTCTACTCTTCAGTAGGCGAATGTACTCGGGTCTAGGTTCTTTGTAATGCTTAGCTATGAGCCGAAGTTGCTTCTTCTGGGAGCTTTCCACAAACCGCTTCCAACGATCAAGCATAGGGAAAAGCTTCCCTGTGCCTACTTCATATAGAAGAGCTAGAGCGGACGCGGCGTTAACGCCGGGAGGGCGGTCACCAGTTAGGATGTCCATAGCTCCAGAAAGCATCTTCATTTCTTCAATAACCTGCGCGCGCTCCTTAAACACCGACGGGTCTACGCCCTCTGCCTTTATGGTTTGAGGAATCCCGGCTGCGGGGTTGTAATCCACTTGCTGGCCAGGTCGTCCTGTCCAAGTGCCGGGAGCTATACCGGAGCCTTTAGGAACGAGTTTTTGGGGGATGGCCGTCGTCTTGCGGGTGAGGATAACGGTAGCATCAATAGAGTTAAGCCTTTTCTGTAGATCACAAATGGCGTCTAGAGGCCCTTTTGGCCAGTAGCGTCCCGGTACCAGCTCCCACCTGAAGTCAGAGAATGGGTGCCAATCTCCGGCGTCTGGTCCTTCGTAAGGTGAGTCCCCGGCGTATAAACAAACATCGCTAGCGACCACGATAAGACGGCCCTTAGGGTACATCTCAGATGGCTTTTCATAATATTCTTTAACCACGGCTGAATTGGTGAGTTCCGTGGAGCCTTTATCAGAACCGCTAGATGATCTAGATAAGTCGCCTTTAACACCGGAGGATGTTTTGAGTTGATAAAACCTACGCATGGAGCCGTTTAAAGAGTTTTCTTCTTTGACTGTGTCAGCAAGGCCCGTGTACCCAGGTGCTTCTTTATTATACTGCTCACGTACCCAGTCTAAGGACTGGATGGAGTATTCCATGATCCACCGCGCTGTATGTAGGTCGGTAGAGAGGGGGTCTAAAGCGATACGGTAAGGCTCCACAATCGCTGTGTTAACGTCTCCGATTGCCATGGTCTGAGTGATAGGCTCCCCTGATTCAACATCCCCAAGAATCTGAGATGGATCTAGAGGCAGTCCGGTTTCAGGGTCTGTCTGTGTCTCTTGTGCTATAGGGTCGCCTGGTAGTTCAATGACATTTCCGGCAGAGGTGTCCCAGAAGTCCTTTTTGAAGACCCCGCCATAACCAAGGCCCACAGAAGCAGCGTATTCGTAATTCTCCTGGTCTTTAAGACGCTCATAGTTCGCCTCTATACAGAGTTCGGCTACTTTTGCGGCTGCTTTATCTTGAAAGGTCTGTGTGTTAGGCCTGATCGAAGAGCGTGGTTTTGTCTTTGTGAGGTAGCTCTTTAGTGTTTCATAACAGTGAAACATCACATTAGTAACAGGTCGAGGGATATACTCGTTTTCACGTGACACTGTAAGACGGTTCCAGGAACCCCCGCTACCGGATTCCCCGGTCCATACAAGCCATTGGTCGCCATCAAGCATACGCTGAACGCGTTCCCATTGTTGGGATAATCTAGCCTTAACGTTCCCATCTTGCTGATAGAACGATTCAATAGAACTCGCAAGCGTGTCTGTATCCTCATTAGGGATATTGCTCAGATCGATGTTGTCACCACTCACAGCCTTGGTGCTTGACGTGCTTTTAGTATCCATCTTTGTCCGCCATTAATAGTTTGCAGAGAGTATTTTAGCAGCCTCAGAGTCTATCTCTGCCTGGCGCTTACCCTGCTCTCGGTCTTCTTGAGTGTCTTCAAGAGTAATTTGCATATCAGTACCACTTAAGATGGCATCTGCTTCCATTGTGGGGCTAGGGAGGGCTCTATAACGCGGTTCGGGTGTGGGGCGCACAAGCGAGCGCAAGAAGGCAATCTCAGAGTCTTTGCAGCTACAAGCCTCACAGGCACCCCACCGAATCATTTACCGCGCACCTTTTTCCATAAAGACCGTACAGCATCACCGACTGGGTCTTCTGGGTTAAACGCTTTTTCAACGCTTTTCTTTTGCTTATTCTTTAGGTCTCCCGACGCGGACTTCTTAGTGGTCCCACGCATAGGGTCATTATCCACCCCGTAAGGATTACCTTTGCTGCCTGCCTCAGCCATTATCGGCCAATCCCGATTGCGATACCCGCAACTGTTGCCCCTGGATCAAGGAAAGTAAGTGCACAAGAATTACCGGTGATCGTAGGTTGGGCGGTTAGGGATAGGGACGACACAGACACTGCCTCTACAGAGGAGAGGTTATCAAAAACGACGGTACCGGAGACGTCGGCACTTGCGGCTGCGATCGTCTTAATTTGAATCTTTACAGGTCCGATGGAGAAGGATCGGGGTTCGCCAACCATATTTGCGGATGTTAGAGCCATAATTCATTCCTTTTGCTTGGTGTTATATTTAGACTGTTCCACGCTTGCGAACAGTTGGGTGGGCCTAAATCAAGGACTTAGAAGCCCACCCTTTCGTGTGTGTGAGCTATTTTTCATGTCGTGCTCCTTTGTCGACACTTATATAGTGTTAAATTGCGACAACAAAGGTCGTATACTACTAATATCTTTTAATAATCGTTAAAAGGGTCCTTAGGTTTGGGGTTCCTAAGTTCAGATAGTTCCGCTTGGATCTGCTTAGAAGGAGTAGTCCACCCTTTCTTGTACTCTGGTACCTTATCCTTCTGATTAGGGTCGGGACGAGACATGATTAGATAACGCAATGCATCACATAAATGGTCATTATGCTTTTTAGGTCTCTCTTTGTCATTCATCATGCCAGATTGACGGGAAGTTAGGGGGTCCCATCGATATTGAACTAATTCTTCAATTAAATTAACACAATTACTCGAGATATAGATTCTAGGCTTGTCTGTCTTAGGGTTTACCTTAAAAAAGGTCTTAACCATGTCAATCCCAGCTTCAACTGCATTGTTGGCGAGTAGAAGAGGCACCATAGGAGGCATACACTCCATATAAGTGGAGAATTCGCTAACCCCGGTCTGTCCCCGGGTCTGCTTTGTGGCGGGATCTATGTAGGCAGCGCTTATGGTGTCCATACCTATCTTAGGGATTAAGTATTCCGACACAATTTCAGTGACAAGCTTCTCTTTTACGTAGTACTCGTCATAAATGTAGATAACCCCGTCTCCATCCACGGCTGCGAACACGCCAGCGGCAGGGTTCCTATACCCCGCATCTAGGCCTATTACACGTGTCCAGCTCTTAGGTAGCTCTTGGGGAGGGATAACGTGTACATCACGCCTGAATTCGTCATAAATGGCACCATCGAAGGTGTCAAAAGACCCCATAACCTCGCGCTCAATCCTCTGAGCATCCCAACTGTTAAGCATGGTATCGATATAATCGTCGGGTAGGAAGATGTTATCAAGGGACGTGCCCCGAATTAGGAAGTATTTATTCTTTTCTTCCTCAACCTTAAAGAAATCTTGCTTATAGAACCAGCGGTAGAGCCAGTCATGGCCGTTAGGGTTAGAAATGCATATGCCTTTACGAAGACCGCCACTATCCCGGAGACGTCCTTGTAAGAGCATGAAGGCTTCCTCAGAGACCTGGGACGCCTCATCGATGAAGAAACCCCCGAGGTTGAGGGAACGAAGCTTGTCGGGCTCCTCAAGCGGTCTAAAGAGGATGGTAGAAACCTTACCGCCGACAGCCTTAATTGTGAGGCTCATATCAGTAGCTCTATCTTCAAGGATTAACTCCTTGGGACAGATTTGCTTGAACATACGATAGGTTGTATCCCTAAGCTCGGGGTAGTACTGGCGGCATATAAGGTACGTAGAGGGGTATAGTACGGCCTGGGCTAGCATGGTAACGCAACCAGTGATGGTTTTACCTCCCCCGACGCCTGAGATGAAGGAGACGTACTTAGGTCCGTTCTTCTTCATTACCTGCGAGAAGAAGATCTTCTGTTTAGGGAGCATGGAGTGGGTGCCATCAGGACCAGGAGGGAAGCACTCTAACAGGTTAAATTTCATGGGTAAAGCCTTAGAACCACTTCTTACGACCAGAGGTGATCTCTTGTTCGTCTTTAAGGGCTCGGTTCTGTTTACGGTTCTTAGACTCGGCTGCCTTGGCCTTACGCCCGAGAACAACCCCCTCTTTCTTGAGCTTCTGCCTCCAGCGGATGATCTGGTCGTCGATATCGATGGTGTGCTTACCGCGTAGCTTCTTAATCACAGGTTCCCCTTCCTAAGGCACCCGGGGGTGTTTAGCCCCCAGGCACTTGCTCTTATCGTAGAGCCGGACGCCCAGTAATCTGCCCCTAAGGGAGACTGGGTATTTTAGAGGTCTCATTTTCAAGACGCATCCCCATGTATACTTTAGTATATCCCCCGAGTAACTGTAGCTTAGATATACACTGCGTTACTCTGCATATCTATTGTGTTCACTATATATTTATGTTGGTTTTGTGGGTTGTCCACAGCTTGTATTTAGAGTTGGTTTCACCAGAGTCTCACCCCTGGTAGCCCTGGGCCCTCTAACCAGGCCCAGGGCGAAACCTAACTTATTCTTCCCTTCGAAACTTCGGATGTACCTTCTGGTTATCACCGAGCCTGTGTACATTCCTGCGTTTCTCAGGCTTTTAAATTAATACTGTTACATTGCGACACTATCTATGTTATCTTACCGTAGTTATTACGTAATCGTAACTGTTAATACCGGTTAAGTTATCTTAATTATTCTATATCTGAGGTACTCTTTTTCAATGTTTTATGTTTTTTCAGTGTTATGGAAAAGGTTTGTACTCGTTTATAAGAAGGGTACGGGATCGGGGAGGTTTTTATTAAAACGCGCGACAAAGTGGATTTGTGGTTATCGCAGCGAGAGAACCCACAAGGGTGGGAGAGCGAGCTTTTTACGTACCCCTCACATAACAAGCACGAGGTTAGACCGGGTTATGCTCAGGGTACGTCAGGAGACGCACGAGGATGCCCTGTGTTGAGTTTAACTAGGGGGTCTGTGGGTACCCTAGCGGAGAGAGGGTTAATTCGAGCTGATGGAGCTTGTGG